TTTAGCATTTCTTAATAGAGCACTCTTCTCCTTTCTTGCTCTTGCAACAATATATTCCTGCACTCCAAATTTAGAGTTTAGTATCTCATATTGGATGTAAGCATAGATGTATTTTTCAAATAACTTATTTACAGAAACGGAAGAGTCATCCCCATTCTCCATACCATCAGATACGTACTCAAGGATGCAGCTCTTGTCTGCCATATCAGAACTGAAGTTAATAACACCTGCCTTCTTATCAATATTGAATGTAGGATTAAAGTTAGCTGTCTCGGTATTTAAACCAAATCGCTGACCTACATTGAAATCAAAGTACCATCTGCCATCCATATACCATCCGTAGCTGCCATAGAATTGGCTGCCGGGATTTAAGTAGATACTCTTCTTTAGCTTATAAAGTCTATCGTAATCAATCTGTGAGTTCTGAGGTTCTAATACGTTACCGTTTTGGTCAAACAAAATATTACCTGCGTTATCCTGAAGGTATGCCCTTGATGATAACGTCTGAATGTTTTCGCTCAATGGTCTTAGGTATCCATTCTCATAAAGAGAAATACGAACCCAATTCACAAAGTCGCTTGGTAGAACATATCGTAATGAAGCTGCCACCGTTAACTCTAATACTTTTATCTCTTTGAACGCATCATAGTTAAGTTCCTGAATAGCTCTCTTAGCGTGGAACAATATCTTATAACGCTCCTCATTGTTTACTAATGAGTGATTGCCCGAATACATCAACATAAAGTTGTTGACGATATCAAACAGACTTACATATTGGTAAGAACCCCAATTTGCATCTTGAGGATTATTACCATTATTGTCATAGTATTCGTATTGTGATATGTATGCCATTGATTATAATTTTTATTGTTGTTGACTGAATGTCGGTTGCTCGTGTTGCTCTTGACCGATACCAAACTGAGCCACTTCAATCTCACGGATTGATACACCACAGTATTGAAGAATCTTCATTACTAACTTGAACTCATCCTCATTAGGTAATTCAAAATCTTGATAATCGGGTTGTGATTGGTCAAACGAAGGCTCTCCATTAAACAACGTAATGTATGTCCACTTCGGGTCTTTTGGATATCTAAAGTAAGTACACACTACCTGTCCATACGTGTTGATGGTCTGTGGGTACATTGTAATTACAGATTGGTTTAATGTAGCAACTTGATTATTTAAAACATAAGAAGGAAAAATATTTGATGGTGTTGTTAGGTTAGACCTATTCAACATAAATATTTTACTCTCAAGAACCTTATCTGCTTCAACACCACTTGCTGCTGAGAATATAGCATAGCTATCACCTGCTGTTGTAAATAAAGGTTGTGCTAAAACTAATGTACTTGCATTAGTAATAGATGCTACAGTTGTAGTACCGTTATTAGAAGGACCTGTTGGAATAGAAAGATTTACTACTATATCTCCAACTTTTACTCCTTCTTGGTCAAAATCGGCTAATGTATCAATTAATGTTTGAAAGAATGGTCCTGTTACACTTGTATTTGTTCCTGTAGAAAGAATAACAGGATACGTAATGATTGTATTAATCATATACGCCTCATCCCCTGTTGTTCCTAACGATGGTATAATGAAATTGTTTCCAAGTGCTCCTGCCCCATTAGATAAGTTATTCTTCATTAAGAATCCCTCCATCACCTCAGCCATTGTCTTGCGAATATCTGCATAGTCAGTTCCTGACATACGAGCGTTCTCAGCATTGATAGATTTATTGTAGCTACTAAAGTATTCCTCAAATATTTCCATTTGAGCCTGTTTAGCATATAAATTAAAATCCTGAGGAGAGATGTACCCGTAATTATTTTTATTAAGAACGGCTAATACCGTGTTTCTTACAGCGTTTATCATCTTAATTGTTTTTACAAATATAGGAAAAAAAAGAGGGTACAAATGCACCCTCCTTTTTCAATAAATTATATTTATGTAGATTACTAAGCCATTGTTACTTCTAACATTTTCATTGCCTCGATGCCCTCATCAGACTTCAAATATAATGACACTGCTTCGTATGGGTCTTCGCCAAAGGCAATAGACATCATCTTCTTCTTGTTGGTTGGCGTATTAAACCAAACCTCCTTCTCATTGTTTCTAAATTGTAGTAACTTATTCTCGAAGAACTGACGAACCTTATCTTGGAATTTAAGCATCGGGTCATTCAAGATGTTTAAGAACTCCATTGGGTTATTTTTAGCAAATACCAAGATGTCTCTCTTTAACTCTGCCGTTGATACCGTTGATGGGTCTTTACCAAACATTACACGAGTAAGTGTCTCAAGCTGTTCAATACTTAACTGACGAGCCTCGATTAAAGCATCTGCTTCATAGTTAAGATACTCCATCTCTTCAGCAGCATCCTTCTCCTTGTCAACCTCTTCAAATATTACATTTCTTAATGGGTGGTAATATAAGAACTCTTGAAGTACAGGATTATTCTTTGCAACTCTTAAAAACCCGTCCTCAAAAATAATTGGCTCTAATACTGCATTTCCATCCTGCTCATCCTCAAAAGGAGATTTTTGATTTACACTATAACGTAGTGTACGATTAATATTTTTTTCTTCGTCAAACCATAGTAATGGGAAACGAGGATGATTTCTTGAAGCTAATGTATATGATAACGGAGTTCCGTTCTTTAGCTTATAAATTTTGTCTGTTGGTGCTATTTTTTGTTTCATTTGATATGATATAATTTAAGTTTGACTTTTAAAAAAGGGGAGTGTACCCGAGTACACTCCACCTTTAAAACTAACAATAATTATCCTAAACGGAATAATACGAAGTTGTTTGCACCTAAAGTACATACGCAACGCTCAGATAAGAAGTTAACCTCCATAGCATCTAAGTCGCTTGTCGCAGCACCTCCGGCAGAACCTGTAATCCAAGTCTTGTAACGACGGTCTTCAGCTTCTGAAGCACGGTAACGAACGTGTAAGAAAGGACGCTTTGCGTTCTTGCCCATAATTTGGTCGTAAACCGATGTAGAACCTGCCGGTACTAAGATACCTGTTACTGTTCCTGTTGCTGTAGCAGCAGTAGTAGATAAACCACCACGCATTGTAGGGTCGTTCAAGTATTTCCAATCAGACTTATAGAAGTCATAACCACGACGGAAACCTGTGAAGCCTAAGTTCAATGCCATATTGATGTCATTGTCGAATAAACCGAAAGATGCAGAAGAAGAAACACCACTACCGTTGTAACCGTTAAGTGTTGCTAACATATTGTCAATGTCGAATGAGAATCCACGATTAACAAATACTACGTTCTCTTCGATAGCTCCCTGCTTATCTAAACGTGACACGATAGTATCCCAATCAGCTAAAGTAGTTGGTGTACCTCCACCCCATACGTTACCACGATTGTTTACTACGTAGAAGATACCTTCTGAACCACCTGCAACACCACCTAAAGCAGCTAATGCACCTGAACCTGACTCAGCAGGAACAGCCTCAATCATAGCAGTCTCTAAGTAATCTTCAAAACGAAGACGAGTCTCGTGCTCAGACTTTAAGTACCATAAGTATCCTGTAGCACCATTCTCAGTTGTTACTTCTACCCAACCGATTTGAGCCATATCAGAACCATTAACAGCGTACTTATCCTTGATAATGATAGGCTTGTTAGAGTAGATATCATCTTCTCCTTCTAATGAACCAATCATACCATTAGTACCTTTCTTAAATTCAGAACCATAGATGAATACAGTACACTGAGTAGAAATTGCAAATGCTTGACCTGCTGCTTCATAGTAAGCTACTGTAAAAGTAGTTGCTGTAGGAACATTTGTAACGATTGCTTTGTTGTAAACACCTGAAGCGTTGTTTTGAATCATTACTGTTTGACCAACACGGATAGCAATATAAGTAACACCTGAATCGGCTACAGTGAATGTTGCCGTTGAAGAAGCTGCTGCTGACCCTGAAGTACAGTTTGTGTACTTAATATGTAAACGTCCTTGTTCTGCCCATTTAATTTGGTCAGAGTTTGAAGGCATCTCTGCACCTACCATACGTAGGAAAGATGAAATTGTACGATTACCATAACGCTCAAATTCTTTCTCGTATGTATCAGGAAGATACTGATTTAAGAATTGAAAGTTAGTAATGTAGTTTGATTGTAAAGCCACTTGTTCAGGAGCAGGTTGTAACGCATACGTAGGACCTGCCGGTGGCACTAATAATTGACTTGCCATTTTGTTTTAAGTTTTTAAATTATTTATAATCGTTTTGCACTGCGAATTTTTAAGTTTCTGCCGGAGTCAGGATTCACAGCTCTAACCTGAAAACCGTCATTAGACTTAGTAACTTCCGGTGCTCTGCGTTCAGACATATTAATATTCTTAGTCTTACGCATCACATCATCTGTTGCATCAGCCATACCCTGCTCGTAGAAGTATTTTGCAAACTTCTCAGGGTTCATCGCTACTGCTAAAGACCTGTGGTATCCTGCTGCGTCTTTGACAAGTCCATTCTCATCCAAAAACCTATTAATAAAGTTTGATGGGTTTGATTGTACTTTCTTTAACTCAGCAGCATCCGAAGGAGCGAAGGAAATTTTCTTGTCATTAATATTAAATTCAAAACCTTTGAACTCTTTACTAAAAACTTCATTTGTCTTCTGCTCAAACCAATTTCTTTTTCGGTTGTTTTCTTCTTCTACGGTCTTAGCCTCACTAAGATATTGCTTATACAATTCATACTGCTCTCTCTCTTCATTAGAAACTGATAATCCACTTGACTCAAGTGGCATCTTGTATTTCTCCTTCTGAGTATTGAAGTATTTCTTCGCTTCAGCGATAACTTTCTTTTTTGCAATCTTTACTTTCTTTACCGTTGACTCATCGTCAAGGTCCTCATCATATCGGTACTCATCTAACATTACATCTACATCATCCTCATCAAGCCCTTCTTGAGTAGAAAGCAAGTAATCTTTTAATAAATCTTCCGAGTCCATTGAGTCATAGTCCTTATTTAATTTAAGGAAGTCATCAAATCCTCTGCCCGTTTCTTTCTTGTATTTAAGATAGGCAGCTACATCCTCAGGTAACTGTTCAGATTCTTTACGTTCAGCCATTAACTCATCAAATGAGTTAATCTGCTTATTGTATCTTTTGCCAATATATGAAAGAACGTCTTCTTCTTTTAAATCCACAGATTGCTCTTGTGGTATTTCTATTTCCTGTTGTGGTTGCTCTACTGCATTTTCAGGATTTTGATTATTCATTTCCTGTTCGTGCTTTTCAAGCAACTCTTGCTCTAATTCTTGAACACTCTTTGGTTCAATGTCTAATGCTCTTACTTTAAATTCCATTTGATTAAATTTTAGTTTGTTACAAAGTTATGTAATATTTTTAAATATTTTATCGAGGCTCAAACTCAGCCATATCAAAGCCATCCAAGCTATCCTCATTAGACTCAAAGGTCATCGGAGGAAGATTATTCTTGCGTTGATTAATTAATTTTGATTGCTGTGTATTCTGAAGACTTATACGGTCCTTCTTTGCTTTCTCCTTTTCTTGTTCTATTTGATTTTTCTTGGTCTCCTTAATACCACTTAGCTGCATACTATAATTAAACTCCTCAGCCATCAACATTTTCTTTAATTCAGCCTCTACTTTTAATTTTTCAATCTCATAAGATATTTCAGCTTGTTTCAATTGCATCTTCACCTGAGCTTCTGATTGAATAGTTTGCATTGCTGTCTGTGCTGCTAACTCTTGAGACTTTAATTGTTGCTGAGAAATCATCGCTTGTTTTTGCATCTCCATCTTTTCTTCTCTATCCTGCTTCTGAGTTCTCTTTAATTTCAATAACTGATTAGCAAGTTTAATGTTCTTAATCTCACGGATATCAATAGCATCCTCAAGATTAATATCCCCTTTAGATAGAGCCATCTGAATATTAGCCTCAAGCTGTGCTTTCTGCTCTTCATCAGGAGATACCTCTACAAAGATTCCAAAGTCATAAATGTAAAGGTCCTTAATATCATTAAGGATAGATACATTATACTTTCCAATCTTATTAGCAAAGTCATCTTTGAAGTCAGCATATTGTAGAATATCAGCCACACGATATGTCAACGCCTCAGCCAATGTTCTATAAATAAACAATCCTGAATCAAGGATATGGCGTGTTGCTGTATTGGAATTTAATGCTGCTAACTTCTGAACACCAACTAATGAGTTAGGGTCAGGCATACTACCATCCCTTGCTTCATTTAAGCCTGTTACAGAACGAATCATATCCAAGTAGTGATTGTAGTTCGCCAATAACATTTGTGTCTTAGAAGCCCCCGAATTGGATGTAAGCTGCGTAATAGGAACACGAGCATTGTTAAACTCGCCATCCTGTGTGTAGCTCCTCCCAATAACACTACCTGTTTGAAAGTATAATCGTAATGCATCCTCAGGATTATAAGCATTACCTGTTCCCAAGTCAACCTCATTTAATCCATCGGCATCAATGAATACACCATCAGGAACTGTTCGTGCAATTACCTGCTGTAACTTTAAGTGGGTAATCTGAATTAAATCAGCAAAAGGAATCATTCTTCTCACTAATGACTCAATAACTCCCTTGTACATACGAGGAGCACAAGCTACATAGTTTGGTATAGCGTGTTGAGATGCAGACTTAGGACGAACCATATTCTCACTCATCTGCCACTTCAATAGGATATTAGTTCCCATTACCATTACGCCTTCATACCATACATCAATCGTTTTCTCCATCTTCTCAAAACGACCTTCCTCCATCATCTCATTAGGAGGATTAAAACTATCGTCCTTCTCTATTACTCTCGTTCCTCCGTTCTCAAGAATCTTCTTCTTATAGACCATCTTCTTTGTAGTCTTATAATTAAAATAGAGAACAGTACAAGTATCACGATGAAATAAACTATTTTGATAAAATTGTGCAACATTATAATAATCATACCATCCCTGACTATACATACTAATCTCTTGCAAGTCTTCCTTTGTTAACGATGGATTTATTTTTAATAACTCTGTAATAGGGATAGTCTTAATTTCTCCCCAATAAAAACAATCTCTGAAGTATGGGTCTTCCGTGTAGCTATAAACCACATTTGCAGGGTCAACATAAGAAACCTTTACTCCTGCTCCGGGTAAGAACTCGTGTTTTGCTACAGCAATACCCAATACCGTCATATCATAATCAAGACGCTTACGAGTATCATTATAGTGGTTCTCATCAAAAATAGTATTGATAGCTTCTTCTTCTGCAATCTCAATCGCAGGTTTATAATTTAACTGCATATACAATGAAAGCTCTTCATCAGTATTAGGCAGTTCTTCTTCTTTAGTAATAAATGGGTCAATTCCTGATTGCTCTTTAATAATATCAAGAACAGGCTTTGCAACCATTTCTGATTCAACCAAATCTTGATACTTGCTTCTCTTAGCTTGAGACATTGCATCCTGAGCGTATGCCTTAACCTTAAACAAACGGTCTGACATACCATTAACAACTACATCGACAAACTTCGGTAGAATCGGGACAGGTGTCCAATCTAAATTCAAGTAAGATAAATCTCCATCAATAGCTAACTCATTCTTGTATTTTCCTACAGGTTGTTCTCCACGTGCATACAAACGAACGTGGTGAAAATCTCTCCATTGTGCATAGTATCTACACGATGTGCCATCCTTTCTGAACCATTCATACTGAATAGCCTGACCTACCTGCAAACCAAACTGCTCCGATGCTTTCTCTGCATCGGAAGCCAATTGGCTTGGGAAGTTCGTATTGAATATTTCAATTTGTATATCTTTCTTCATTGAATTAATTGGCTTATATTTCCATCATTACTGTATCTTGCGAAGTTAATACTTATTTTCGATTCTTTTTTCTCAGGAACATAGAGGTGCTTTTGATTTGCCATAATCGCTAATCCCGAACTGATAGCAGCATCATACATTGTTCTGTTATCAATCTCAAATTTAGCCCAATTCTCTAACGTCCTAATGAACGGCATAGTCCCCATCTCATCCGATGGTCTATACGTATTAGCTAAATCTAATCCTACGTACTTCTCTATATAAGATTCTATCGCTGATGCGTGTGCTTGTTTTACATCCTCAGATGAGTTTGGAATACCTCCAAGCTCTCGCTCTGTCTTTGATAACTTCGCATATGTCTTGTCAGGTCTATTCATAGAGAAACCTCTGTATCCTCTATTCTTAAAGTGATACAGCAAACGAGGCTTATTATTCTCTGCTAATAGTGGCATACCATAGAATACACACGCCATCAGTACATCCTCAAAGAATATCTCTGCCGTCTGTGGTCGTGCTATGTACTCCAAGAAGAACTCATTCACAGGACCTTCTTCCACGTGGAACTTTGTCATACCGTGCAACGCTCCATTAGACCCCCTTCCTCCAACCACTGCCGAGATATCATACGGGTCACAACCAAATGCTCCCATATGTTCATTTCCCGGATAATACAATCCATTCTTCTCAAAGTATCTGTTCTGAAGGTGCAATGGTGGTAGCCAACTAACGATAAACCTACCATTCTTCTCAGGACTCCATACTACCTTCGTATCCTTCTCGCCATCCTTCCAATGGAAGTTACCACGAGTAAGGTAGTGCTCCTTAATCATAGAGTCATTGTAGTCTATCTGCTGATATATCTTTGTTAAGTTGAATAACGATTGTTTGCTCTCATCCCTAAAAGCGTGAGACTCTGTTCTTGGGAACTGACGATAAAATTCATTCAACGCATCAGAGTCATTCTTAAGTGATTCAACCTCTGCCTCCCAATAATCAATAGCCCCATTCTTTATCATCTGACCATCGACCCCCTTTAAAGGCTCTTTTGGTTTTCTTAGTACGGGCATACCATAGATATCTATGAATCCTTCCATATTCCACTCCATAGGAATGAATAGTGCGTACATTCCACTCTTGGTCTGCCCATTGGCATTACGAGAGTTGACATTTGAGTCTTCATATAGCTTCTTGAAGTTATCTCCCCCCTTGCTTAACGCATTTGAGGTCGAACCCATCATACACTTACCAATAATCTTGCTACCTAAACGCAAACACGTCTTAGTAACACGCCAATTATTCAAGATGTTGTTAGGTTTCATCCACTTTCCACTCTCGTCGTGGGCTAATAGGACTAATTTCTCTCCGTCATAGGAGTTTTCCTCTGTATTCTTCCAATCAATGGTGGTATCCAAGCCATCATATTCGTTGTTTGCCACCTCGTGCATATTCTTCTTGGTAATCTTGGAGGCAGGAACACGAAATGCTAACTCCGTCTTAGGTTTATCCATACCATCCATAATAGGTTTGAAGAAAAACGGCAATTTGCTATTGATTGGAACGACCTTATCGGTGAACATCTTCTTAGCATCAGCTCCCGTCTTGGATAATATACCAATACGAGCATCGCGAACGATAGTTCCGGTGTTCACACACTCTGATGATGACATAAATGAGAATCCCGAACGACGAATCTTGAGATAAATCATCCCAAAACAGCGTGGGTCAGCCTTACAAGCCTCCCAAAAAATAAAAAATATCCTGTTTGCCTCACGGTAATCGGGATATCCTACGTCAATACTTGACCATTGGAGGTACATATAGTGAGAACCTGTGATATAGGTAGGCTCTCCTGCATTCATAAACCAATATCCCTCATCCCTGTAGTCAAACTCCTTCTCGATATACTCTACCCACTGAGATTTAAACGCTGACGGCATCACATTCCATTGGAATATTGATTGTATCTTACGCAATTCTTTAGGTAAGTCAACCCTTTCCCAATACTGCTCACTCTTTATATGATTTCTTTTATAAACATCATCGGGAACGGCAGGTAAGGCAATCAGTAGTCCTGATATGTTTACTATCTGACCTATCTGACCGGTCTTAGAGATGACCACCATATCGTACTTATCATTATATCCATAATGCCAAGTCCTTCCTTTGTTCTTATTCTTGATAATACTTAAAGGAACGTGGTTCTCTACAACCGAGTATATACTATTTTGACCTTCTTTCAGCAAATCCTTGTATTGATTCTATTTTGTTTGGACCACTATTAATTGTATCGAGGTTTTCTTTCTCAGCCTCTATCCTGCTTAATATCTCAAATGCATCAAAAATAGCTAACTTCTTTGTAGCCGCAGCGTTCTTTAACTTGTCGGCTGCTAACTCATCGTCAGCATTTGGCTTGATAATATCCTCCTTAGCAACCTTTATCAGTTGCTCGACAGCTTCGTATCCTGCTGCTATAATTCTCTCCTTAATCTCCTTCGTACTCTTCATCAGGAATATATTTTAAGAATATGACTTGTATCAGCCTTGACGAATCTCCATCGCCAAAGTTCTGATAAATATTGCGTGAGTGTGGCATATTAGACTCAAAGCCAAACACTCTATTATACTTTGAGTAGGCAGTCATAGCTATGCTGCCATCCTCTTCATATATTGTTGTTCCATCCTCCTTAGGATGTTCTTTATTAAGATATAGTATTAACGTCACATCACCCATCATTTCATCACTATGAATGAAATTAGGCTCTTCCTGACCCATTGGTGATTTACGAACAAAGTTATAAACGACAACAAACTCAGGGAAATACTGCGTAGCAAAACGAGCGAACTCATCATCATACGGTCTTGGTTGTATTCCCTTGAATAATTGTTCTCCTATCTGAATATCATAGAAATTATTATGCAAAATACTTTTAGTATAAGCATCAGGATTTTTAATGACGTTATCCATTAGGATTATGTTCATAGCTTAATTGTTATCTGATGGTCGTACATTCGGTACAGCTTCTCTCCATCAACAGTGAACTCGTATTCACTATCGGGAGCAAAGCATACCTTATCCCCTGCCCTTACACCTCTGCTTATTAAGTATTCATTTGGGTACTTCATAACACCCATCAATGGTTCTTCTGAGAATGGTTTACTGATATAGGATTCCGTTGCAGGGATAGGCTTCACGAAGCAGTATCTGTCGTGCGTACACCAATCGCTATCCTTCTTGTAAAGGAAGAATTGGTCAGGCTCAATAAAGAACTTATCGTCTTTAAAGAAACTCTTACCACTCTTTTGTCTTCCCTTCATATCATTATAGAATTTGAAAGCGTTGTGATGTACTAATAGTGTATCTCCCGGAGCAATAGGTCCTTCGTATCCCAATGGCACTTCAATAACCTCAGCGTATCTGTTGGAGAACTTATGGTCCTCCTCAGATGTGCTTACTATTAGTTCTATGCCACCTATCTCCTTTGTGTTGTCGTATCGCTTCCCCTTGTTTGGTCTTGCGATGAAATAGAATGGCGACCTCATTAGTAATTTATATTATATTCGATTGAAATTGGTACGGTTGAGTTGAACTCCTTCCAAAGAACAACCTCTCCCTTTTGATTTATGATGTAGATTTGAATAGACTGCTTCTCTGAATTAAACTTAATAAGATGGATTTCATTGGTATCCCCAAGAACCTTCTGCCCTACAATGTAGTGCATAGCTCCACTTTTATAGTCAGGACCAATGGCTATCTTTCTTATGTCCATTACACTATGTTTGCTGTTAATATAATGCTTGGAGTTGCAGGATGTACTGCTGTTGCTGCATCAGCAACCATTGTTATGTTTGTTGATGTTGCAGTCCACATAAGTTGGATGTAATCACCGGCAGCTACAGTTACGAAGTAGTTCCAAGCAGCCATTAAATAGTTAGCATTACCCTGCAATAAAACCTTACCATTAGTATTTGGAATGTTAGCAGCAGCAGTAGAACCATTCTGTCTCAACCAAAAATCAACGGTCTGAGATGTACCTGCTGAGTTTGCTAACTGAGCAGAGAACAATATGTTATAAGTACCTGCATTAGCAAATGTTATTCTTGAAAGGTTTGTTCCATCTGTAACGATAGATATACCATTAGTAGAAAGGGCATCCGTATCACGCAAAATAACAGGAACTGCAACATTTGCTCCACCTGTTAATGTTTGTGTAATGGTATCGTAGAAGCTACCTTTGTAAAGATTGCTTGTAATTAATCCATTTATATCAGTCCAAACAGGTACTGAACCTGCTCCGGTACTTATTAATACTTCTCCTATACCACCTTCGTCTCCATTAAGACTAATAGCTCCATCTGTACGTATTCCTAAAGTAGATGTTAGATAAGATGTAGTTAATCCATATCCCCCTAAGTCAACATTAGTTGTTGCTCCTGTGTATGGAACAAATGTTGAAAAATTAGGCAATGATGTCCAAGTAGGAGTTGCTCCTGCTCCTGCACTTGTCAATACCTGACCTGCTGTTCCTTGTCCATTAGAAAGATTAAATCCTCCAACAAATGTTATTCTTGATGAACTATCTTCAATAGCTATGTGAGTAGCATTGAAATTACCATTATAATCACCTAATTTAAAAGTCTTAGTTGATGTATTAATGAGTAATCCTACAGGAGAAGCAGAATCATCTCCAACAAATACTGATGGATTACCACCTGAATTAAATAGATTATTAGCATAAACATCACCTGCATTTATAACATCAGCGTCTAAGCTATTATTACCTAAGTCAACATTTCCTGTTGCTCCTGTGTATGGAACAAAGTTTGGACCTATGATACTTTGAGCAAGATTGATAATATCCCCAACAGCAAAGTTCTTTGTTTCGTTGGAGTTCTCATTGTCGCTGCCTATTAATCTATCGCTCGTCGTTACGTTAGCGTCCGACGGGTATGAGCTTATTTTAGCCATTGTTTTTTTAGTTTAGGGTTAGAAGATATAATGTCTTGTTAATCAAACTAAGCATCTCATCCATAATATTCTGCAACTCCGATGTGTAGTTGCCTCTCTCTGACTCAACTATTGACTGCATCTCCTTTAAGTGAGAGATAGCGTCCATATTCTTTGCTTCAGGGATTACAATCTCTACCCTCTTGAATCTACCAAAGTAAACCTCTGAAAAGTTGTCTGTCAGTTCAAGGATGCTATCGTAGTATCCGTTTAATGCCTTGTGCTCTGCAAACGATGTCGTCTGCAAGTGTGCAATGTGCATTACATTTCTTGAATGGAACAAAGTCCCGATAAATTTACCCGGTGTCATAGTATTATTGTTTTTGAGTTACCTCGCCTGTTTGAATATTAATCACAGCATCAGCACCATACTTGTCAATCAACATCCTCTCCTGCATAGCAAATGATGTCTTTAACTCGTCGATAGCTTTGATAACCGTTTGTTTCTGCAACTCAGTCTCGCCAAGTGCAATCTTTAATTTTGTGAACTCTGCGTTCATCTCTTGGATTTTCTCCAATTCTTCTTTTTGTAAGTAAGTCATTTTGATTTATTTTAATTTGATTCTGATTTAAACATTTCGTCCTTTGAGTTCGTAAAGACATTCTTAATTAGGTAGCTTACTGCTGCCAATACCCCTGTCTTTACAGCTATTACTAACTGCTCATCCGTTATGAAAGCACCCGACTCAATCATACTACCGATTAACGATAGCATCACTGTTCCTGCTGCAACCGTAGCACCCTTAACAAGGTCTGATACATTGATTGTTAAATACGTTGATTTCATATATGTTGATATACTGTTTTACCGTTTACTTTATATGCTCTTAAACATTCCTTTCGGTTGTTTGTTGAAGAGTATGATACGTGAACCCAAGCAGGATTTTCATCCGTTCCGAACTCCCATATTAGTTGGTCGAAGATAAGATTATTTTTAATATACTCGTATATCTCAGCCGTCCTTTCTCCACAACTGATATCAGCAGCTTGACCCAAACAATGTTGGCTTGACTTGCTACCACCAATCTTTTTATTGAGCTCAGGATTTCTGTAACCACTGCTCACCTTAATAGACTCATCCATATGCTCACGCAATGGCTGAAGCACCTTCTTACATAATAGCAATAGGTTCTTTATGACAATATCCGATGGGGTATTGTCGATACCTAATCGGATAGCTGTCGTACTCTCGTACATCTCCTTTAAAGTGAAGTTCTTGGTTAGATTCATCGTCCTTGACCTCTATTCTTTTTAACGTAGTTCTTACTACTCTTCAATGAACTTGATTTAGTCTTGGCAACAACGCCCTTACGCTTTACCGTTCTAATTATCCTCTTCGGTGCTGCCTTTATTTGCTTTGCCATTTCTGAATTTTTGTATCTCGTTAATAGTACGAACAATCGTGTACGCTATAGTTGTTATCAGCAATAGAGCCGATAACTCAGGAGTCATATCCTTCAATTTTAGTACGATGACACACACCGTATTCACGCCATAAACCTTCAAGTCATCTAATTTTACAATGTCAAGTACCATCTTAACACTTAGCTATTATAAAGTTCGTTCAATTTATTGATTACATCAGTATCTGTCCATTGACCGATAGCATCGTACTCAGCATCCTTCCATAAAACAAGGATACCTAACTCGATTGTTTTTGCTGTCACCTGCTTCTTGCTTGGTAAGTCAATAAGTTCTAATACTGTTATCTTTTCGATTGTTGTCTTTCGTTCCTTAACGACAACAACATCTTTTGGGGTTGAGAATTGTATTTCCATATTTTATGTTCTATAAACTTTAACTGTATTATCTGATTGGTCGTGATATAAGTAAGAGCATCCTGTTGAAAGAGTAGCTCCTGAATAGTTAAGAATAGCTGTTGCCTCATCAACAAATGAAGGGAATGAAGCATTTGATAAAATAAATTGACCTTCTAACCCATTTGTTAGACCTGCATTTGTACCTATAGCTACTACACCTCTTCCTGTATTTGAATCTCCTGCATTTTGACCTATATAAATACAATCTCTTACTGAAGATACATTTCCTGCTGCTGTACCTATTGCTATTACATTTACATCTACATTATTAATAACAGCACCTGCTAAAGCATCCTGACCAATAGCAATAATTCCTCCTCCTACTCCACCACTAAATGCTCTTGTTCCTATAGCAGTAACATTAGAGTTTACATTGTTAAAGGCAGCACTGTTACCTATTGCAATAACATCTGCAAATCCTTGATTATTATAAGCTGCTGATTGACCTATCCCAATTATATCAGCATTAAAAGCAGCAGAATTATTATACACTGCATTGTTCCCTATTGCAATAACATCATTTGATGCTTGGTTTGATAGAGCAGCATTTTGACCAATGGCTATTGTGTTGAATCCTTGATTAGTTCTTGCTGCATTCTCTCCTATAGCAATAACCTGAGATGCTGCATTACTTACTGCTGCATTATTACCTATTCCTATAACAGATGATTCAGTATTTCCTGAAACAGAACTAAGTCCTATACCTATTACTTCCTGTCCTGAATTATTTACACCTGCTCCTGAACCTATTGCAATAAGGCTTGGTGATTGATTAGATTGAGCTGCCTGAGTACCAATGGCGACAACATCAGTACCAATATTTAAATTAGCTGCTTGATATCCAATACCTATAACATAAGCATTATTATTAGACTTTCCTGCTTCATTACCAATAAATACCACATTATTTGATGTGTTACCCAATCCTGATTGATTTCCTATTCCAATAGCGTTGCTATTTGTGTTTCCATACAATGCTTTGAATCCTATACCTATGGTATTATCTCCTGTATTTGCATTATTTGCATCAGTACCTAATGCTATTACAGACTCACCTTGATTAGCAGATGCTGCTTGATATCCAATACCAATAACATTATCTCCATTACTACTGTTACCTGCTTGTGTGCCAATAAATGTTACTTCAACTCCTATTTGACCATTCCCTGCACTTGTACCAATTAAAGTAATGCCACTCACTAAATCGTGGTCATTGTCTAACACCAACTGAAGTGTTACGTTGTTATTGATATATGTAAATAGGTCAGCATACGACTGCTTGTACGTACCACCACCCTTGATAACCCTGTACTCTACAGAGCCATCTATACCACCTAACCCTAAATCAACCTCTTGCGAAACTTTTAAATTTGCCATTTATTTTCTTTTTATTATTGACGTAATTCTAATCCTCCATCCTCACGTAACTCATAGCCTCCGTCTTCACGAAGCTCTACATTATTTGGTGGAGGTGGTGGGGTTGGAGCACTTTCTAATGTACCAACAAGCATTAAGTTATTAATAGCTATTGCTAATCCGTTCATCTTACCAAAGAGCTAAAATGTCCGTTGCCGTTGTTCCTGTAGTAACTCGCATCACTTGAATAGGAATAAACTGCCCCGATGCAACATTGAATAACACAACTTGGTCACGACCTGTTGTCTCTATCTCCAAGTCGCCACCCGTTCCTATATAAAGAACACAGCCTTCGTTGTTATTACCTTGATAGATAGTGTAGTTGTTACCTGCTGCAAATCCTGCTGTTCCTGTAGCTACTGTAACCTGCGTGTTGCTATCTACACCTATAACCAACATCGCTTCAGATGTTGATGTGTTGTAGACAACATCACCAATTTTAACACCACCTGATAGGAACGAGGCAGTAGCATCAACCAATGTTGTTGCTGAACCACCCGACGCAACTCCTGCTGCTGATGTCATTGGGAATGGGATATCTACACCATCACTCGGTATAACCGATAATGCTCGTCCTACTTGTAATTTTTGTGTTGCCATTTTATTTATTTATTATAAGGGAATACCCTGTTTAATGTATCTTGTCTTTTGCTGCAACCACACTCCTCAGAGCCTGTCACTGCCTTTGCTACGGTCTTAACAGCCTTCTCAATGCCGGTTGCCTTAGTGAACTTGGCGATACTGTCGCCAAGTCCCCTACTGCGTACATTTGCTTTGATACCCATAAGAGTATTATCGTTTTGGTGTATTAGCAGCAGCATTAGCAGCAGCATTAATTACACTTACTCTTGATTGGTTTTTTAATGCTTTAGCTTCAGCCTTTGCTTTTGCAAGGTCGCCTTTTGCTTGAAGCTTCTTAGCTTTAGCTTCAGCCTTTGCTTTAATAATATCTGATGCTTTGTCTCCCGGACCACCTGAATATGGAGCAGGATTTGGTGTTGTTGATAATGGATAGTCTCTCATTTTTTTTAATTTTTAAGTTAGACAAATATATTAAATTTTAGAAATCTTTTTACCCATACCTACCCTCGCCTTCTCAGCCTTCTTTGAAGCCAATTTAGATGGAGATATCTCCGATATAGTCTTTGGTGTTTGTGATGACACCCTTACTTTTGGTCTGCAATATTCATTGTTTCCACCTGCCCCACACGCTTTTCCTGTGCGTGTATCGGTCCACTTCTCTTTCTCCCAACGCTTTAATGATGTACCCTTCTCGCTCTTCACAACATTGCCCGATGCCTTACGACACTTGGCGATAGCCTGTGAAGCACGTGCCGATGGGAATACATCATACGATGCCTTTACCTTCTTATAACAAGCGTCTTTTGGCATAGTCTTAATATTTTACAACTCTCGTTTCGTTGGTATTAGGATTATAATTAAAGTCTTCAGCAGGACGACCCGTATACTTAGAAGTCCTATCCTTAGCTCTTTCTTCAGCCGTCATCATATTCCTCTTCATCCCTTCCTCAGTATAGGTCTTGCCGTCTGCCTCAAGATGACCTCGCTTCTGCAAGATGCCTATGGCTTTCTGACGGTCTCCTACCTGAGCTGTTAATCGCTCAAGCAACTGACCCCTACCCATAAACTTTTGAGTTTGCATAATTAATATTTTCCTCTACGATTACTTGGATTACTTGTGGTAGAACCACCCGGTCCTGCCCATAGATTCTTACACGCCCAATATCTTGGCGTTAGCTTGTCGTTCGCTGTATCGCAACCGTGTCTTGCCTTAAAGCTCTTACGGGCAGCAGCAGAATAGTTGTTGCCGTAGCCCTTAGCTCCGAAGTGGAGGAGCTTTTCTTCTCCCCCACTACAGGCTTTAACCATCTTCTTCTTTCCCGGTCTATCAGACGGGACAGGACGGTTGCATTTCATAGTTGACTTATTAGCCATTACAGTGCTGTATAAAAGTCACGACTTGAAGCTCCTTGAGCATAAGGATTAATTGCTTCCTCTGCTACTGTCTCTTCAGTTGCAGTTTCTACTGTCTCCTCGATTGGAGTCTCGATTACCTCTGCTGTTGGTTCTTCAACAGCAGGAGCAGTTGATTTTGATTTTGCCATTTTATTAATCTCCTTGTCTTTTATATGTATGACCCATTTTAGTATCTTCTCTCATACTACCTCTACTATATTCAGCTTTATCTTTATTAGCTTTTCCACCTTTCATTAACTCTTTATTCAATTCATCTTTATTTTTTTCAGATGACCTGTAATAAGAACCTGATACATTCTTGGATGTTGAAATCTCTCCATAATTATCAAATTGCTTAGAGTTGTCTGTTCTTGGACCTGCTTGATAAGCATAAGGTGCAGGAGTCTCCGATAACGGATAGTCTCTTCCTTTTTTCTTTTGAGTTGCCATAATAATTACTTTTTCTTTTTCATCATCATCATTTTCATAAAGGCTTTCTTTTCAGCAGCCTCCATCTTCTTAGGCTCTTTCTTCTCGTGAGCCATCATTGCTTTCTTTGATGGATATTTCTCCATCCCACCGTACTCAGAAATTGCTTTCTTCGCAGCAGTCTTTTTTGCAGCCATCTTCTTCATATGATTACTTCATTGAAGGTTTCTTAGGCATAGCCATCTTCTTGCTGCCTTTCTTTAATGAGCTGTTCTTTGCCTTTGGCATTGAAGGTGCTTTCATACCACCACCTGATGGCATCTGCATACGTGATGATGCAGGTAAACTTGGAGTTGCTTTTTTCATAATTTATTTTTTAAATGATTGTTGTCCTAATCCTAAATTTAATCCTTCTAATCCACTAAGCCCCTTGATATTCTTAGACAATCTGCCCTTCTGATAATTTTCCTCAGCAGTCTTCTTGTTTTCCTTAGCTTCATTAGCATTTTTATTAGCCATATATTGCTTTACAATATTTACCTCACTCCTCAAAGCCTCTAAGTCTTTATTCTTAGCAGCTACATCCTCGTCCTTCTTTTCGGTATTTTCTTTTGAGTTGGTTTCTTTTGACATAATGAATTACATTTGCTACAAATGTATAAAATAAAATTAAATGAAATCAAAAAAGTCAGATTACCTAAAATATTGGAGGATTGTACGCCATTATATAAAAGTAAAGTACAATATATCCCAATCAGACTTAGAAATACTGCTGTTCCTCCACACCGAACCATACTTTACAAAGGATAAGTTCGCTGAGTTTAACTCCGTCTTATCGTGGGATAGAAAAAGATTTGACCGATTAAATCAAGAGGGATGGATTGAAGGGATGAAAACATTCCGTGTAGGGCGACGTATAAAGTATAGCCTATCCTATCGAGCTACTCGATTAGTAGAAGAGGTATATCGCATCCTTGAGGGTAAGGAAATCCCTACCTCAGAAACAACTAACCCAATGTTCAAGCGTAACGTAAGCTACACCGACAAGGTCTACCGTAATTTTATTATGAATCTAAGGACTAAGTCAAAACAACAACAACGTCACGCTCCTGAATAATCGTGTACTGAATATCACGAATAATCATCGTATAACCGTGAGCCTTGTCGTAGTAGATGGTATCGCCCTCGCTGATGACGCTCACGTCAGTGCCCGGTGCTACCACCAATCCCTTCTTATATCTCAACTGATTGGCATCATCGCCCGATAAAATAAGACCTGAGTCCGTTACTACGTCCTCATCGATGGTCTTAATCACTATATTCTTTCCTATTGGTTTCATAATCCTTCCGTGTAAAACATATCGTTCACGATGATGGGTGTCTTATCGCCTACCCAAGCTCCTGCAATATTGTATCCAAAGTGCTCAATGGCTGTCTCGTAGTCCATACTCTTGAGCAACTGCGTTATAATCTTAGATTGTGAGTACACCAAACACATTGACCTCTCGTCAACACCAATCAATGCATCCTCAAATCCGTCCATCTGAAGGAACTCATCATCCGGATAGAAGTCTAATATCTCATCAAGCATTCTCATAACTTCTTGCCATTGTTACTATTGCGTTCGTACTAAGTATCGTTACAGCCACACTCACTGCGTTCTCTAATGCCGAGCGTGTTACCTTCAACGGGTCAATAACCCCCATCTCAATTAGGTTACCAACCTCGCCCGTCTTCAGGTTGTACCCAACACCCTTATGGATGATGCCACCGTACACAATCTGAGCGTCTAATCCAACATTTGCAAGTATCTGCTTTAACGGAGACCTCAATGCCTCAGCCATAATCATTAAAGCCACTGATGTCTCACGGGTGTTCAAATCAAGACCTAAGTCATTGACGTTGATATCGTACAATGCCTTCCCTGCTCCCGGCACGATGCCCTCCTCTAACGCTGAACGTACAGCACATACTGCATCGTCCACTCGGTCATACAACTCCTTCTGCTCAAGGTCGGTGTTACCACCCACGTGGATTACACCAATACCACCCGTCAATGAAGCAATACGCTCCAAGATAAAGTCCTTGTCAGCCTTCTTATTAGCAATCTTGTGTGCCTCCCACAGTTGGCTTACTCGCTCCTCAATCTTGTCCTGCTTTGAACGAACGTCCGACTTAATAATCACCGTGCTGTCCGAACCAACAATCACCTTCGCTGCGTGTCCTAAGTCACCAAAGTTAATATGGCTTAGGTCATCACCCGTCTTCTCGCTGTAGTAGGTAGCACCCACGCTGATAGCAATGTCCTGCATCAGCTCGTGTTGCTTGTATCCAAAGTTCGGTGGTGCGATAGCACACACCTTTAGGTTTCCCTTAATCACATTGGCTGCCAATGTGTTTACCACGTTCGTGTTGCACGGAGAGATAATCAATAGCTTCTTGCCTTCGCTGATGATTGGCTTCAATACCATCTCCAACTGAAGTATGTTCGCTATCTCCATATCAGCCACCAAAATCATCACATCCTCAAGGATACACTCATCCTTGCGTTGATTGTTCACGAAGAGGGGCGAAAGGAAACCTCTGTTGACCTTTAATCCTTTTGTGACCTCTGAGTATGTCTCAGCCGTTTGGCTTCGTTCTACGGTCACTATACCGTTACTGCCGACCTTCTTATACACATCTGCTATGATACCACCAATCAATGGGTCGTTGTTAGCCGAGATGGTTGCAATGTCCGACAGCATTGACTTGCTGACCTTCTTGCTGCCCTGCTTTAACTTCTCCACCACCCTTGTCGTTATGTCCACCATACTGCGTAGGACCTCCGTTCGATTGTCATCAGATGCAATCATCGTGTCCCCTGCCTTAACCAAAGCCTCCGTAAGGACGATAGCTGTCGTAGTCCCGTCACCGGCACTCGTTGCCGTTCGGTCTGCTGCCTCACGCATCATCTTGACTGCAAGGTTCTCAACCGGGTCAATCAAGTCAATAGCCTTCGCTACCGTGACCCCATCCTTCGTTACCGTAATTCCGTGTGTGTGGTGTGGTGATTCAATGACCACCGTGTTGCCTCCCGGTCCTAATGTGCTCTTTACTGCCGATGCCATCTTGCTGATGCCACTGATTAGTTTCTGACGACCTTCCTGTCCAAAGCTCAGGTCCTTTGGGCTGTATCCTGCTTGATTCATTTTTTGATTCGATTTAATTTGATGCAAACATAATTAACTTTTTCCTAAAACCAAATAATCATTGGGGTTTTTAGGAAATGTCAGATTCATACCGAATTTCAATATTCCCTATTCTCTCTCTATTATTCCTCCCTTTATTATATTTTTCTTTGAATACAGTTCATTCTTAAAATCGACATTTTCGACATTAATATTAATAATCAATTAGTTATATCTTTATTTTCGACATTAAATCGACATTAAAAAGACATTATAAATAGATAATTGACATAAAATAATAGAAAAATTAGAAGTCAAACTCAAAATTAAAATTTTGAGAGCACGAAAAAGGGAGGCTAATCACACCTCCCTACACAAATCAAAAAAGAACGGGACACTAATATTTTAAACTTGGACCTGAGTACATACCATCCATATGGTCGCACTCCATCCTTGAAGCTGTCATCGCAGTCTTCATTACCTCAACCTTTTGAGCCACCTTCTTCATCTTGTTAAGTTCACAAGCCTTCTGAATACCCGTTGTGCTGTCAAGGCGATTGTTAACCAACATACCGTCGTTAACTGTTAATCCAATACCTGCACCCTTCTGCTGATAGATGCTGTTGGATAGGTTTGCGTTTTTGAATCTTTTTGTTATCATAACTTTGGTTTTATACGTATGTGGCAAAGATAATAAAAATATCAGATGTGTAGAGTGTTTGGGTACTATAGCGTTTTGCGTTGCCGAGCCCCAAAAAGAAAACGGAAATAAAAATCGGGGGTGGGGGTAACATCGAAGCCGTTAGGAAACGGATTTTGGCTTTTCCCATAGTGGTACACCCCTCCCATAGTGGTACATCCTTCCCAAAACGAGACAGCCGTCCCCGTTCGGTCATTCGTTCCACGTTCGGTCATTCGTTCCACGTTTGGTCATTCGTTCCCGTAAGTGTACTCGAGTACACCTTGCAATATATATTCAATTCGTGAATATATATTGATGAATTATATATCGAAAGCAATATATATAATCATTCACTGCTATTACACTGCTCACTGCTTAGGCTATTGTTTAGCCTCCCCTCTAACGAAATCTGACGTTAATTTTTTAGGGTAAATTGAGGTTATTAACAATTTAAAACTCAATTAATACGTAACTTATTCATTTTCAATACATTAGTATTACACACAATTGTTAATAAAGTAATAAAAAAACTTACTTTTGCTATTGATATGTAAATAAAATGTATTACTTTTACACTCGTAATGATTGATAATCGTTATGTCGTTCTGAGGGGTTGAAATGTGTAAGAAGGGGTTACTTAACTTAAAGGTGTTACTGACAAGGTAAAAAACACTGCCCTCTTTAGTTGGTTCTTTGAAATACTTCTACATCCCGTTCCCCGAACGTCGAACGGATAAAGGTGTAGTTATGCAAGTAGTGAAATGGTGCAAAAATAACGGAGTAAGTTATACACCTCAGCAGTTTAGTTACTGCCTCGAAGCCGTCGCTGAACGTCGGTTATAAATTGCTCATCAACGGATTGGAGCGAATGTCGGGAGAACGCATAAGGTTAACGTGTAAAGTGACAGACGGGTGTTAGGAACTGCGTGTATGGGTGTAACGTACAAGCAAAGCCGTTCGAGTCGGCTTCCCGTCTCAGAGTGTACTCGGGTACACAATCAATAAACAAATTAATCAATTTAAAAAAACAATTTAAAAAACCAAAAAGTTATGACAAATTTAATGACTATCGAAACTGCATTCTTGAATCAAGAAACAACAAAGAACTTCTTCAAAATCAAAGAAGCAAAACAATTACAAAGTAAAATTGAAACGAGCGACAAAAAGAGATTTGCTCAGTCAATTGAGTACGCAAAAATCATTCACGAAGCAGAACAGAACTTCGAGTCTGAGACGGGCAAAAGATTACTTACTGAGTCGGGCTTGGCTTGGAAGAAAGAAGAATTCTTTCAGAAGACGTTCGGCATACAAAAATCATTCGCATATCGTCTTATCAAGTGTGCAAAGTTAGGAGATGAAAAGTTAGAAGAGTTCAACGCATATGTAGATGAAAATAAAGATAAGGGTGTAAGTCGCTCACTAAAGACATTCATCAAATGGGCAAAGGGTGAAGATGTTACTGAGGGTGCTGAGGGTGAAGGTGAAGGTGAAGGCTCAGAAGAGAACGCTAAATGTATCTTCACAATGTCATTCCGTCGTGCTGATATCGACGGGGGTAAAAATATCAGTGTTCGCATCAAGGCTGACGGAAGTGTTGAAGGCTCAACGGCTGAGGAGATTCAATTAGCAATCGCATTCTTGCAATCAAAACTATCTTAATCAAATAAATCTAATCGGGAGTGTACTCGGGTACACTCCCATAAAAACTAAAATCAAATGAAACCAATTCTTTACTTCATCTTGACGGGATTAGCACTACTATGCTTCACGTCGTTTGCCCTAATGATTAGGGAATGTCAAACATTAACACAATTTCAATTCACGTTCCTATGGGCGTGTATGTGTATCTCAGCACTACTAAGCATAGTGCTAATTAAAAACATCGAACAAAAAT